CAGGTTAAATGCAGCCATTGAGAAAGTGAACGCACTCTTTAGAAAAATGAAGGGGGTAGCAGTATGAATAAGGCGTTTATTATCGGCAGATTAACAAATGACATAGAATTACGCTATACACAAAGCGGAACCGCTGTTGGCCGGTTTACTGTAGCGGTGGATAGGCCATATACGAACCAACATGGCGAGAGTGGGGCCGACTTCATCCCGGTAGTTACGTTTGGCAGGTTGGCGGAGAATTGTGAGAGATATATTGGAAAAGGCCGGCTGGTGAGCGTGTTTGGCAGTATACAGGTTAACACATGGAAGGGAGCCGATGGAAAGCGAAGGTACAGGACAGAGATACTGGCTACCGAGGTTAAATTCCTTGACCGGCCCAAAGATGATATGCAGAAAGACGCTGACTTTCACGAGTTGCCCGGTGACATAGGCTTGCCATTTTAGGAGGTATACAGATTGAAACACGACCACGACAAGCCAAGGCTAGACCTGGTGCCCCCCGGCATCATTGAGGCAGTAGGCATTGTAAGAACATACGGAACGAAGAAATATAAAGACCCGGACAACTGGAAAAAGGTAGAACCGGAACGATACCGGGCGGCCATGGTACGACATTTATGTGCATATCTCCGCAACCCGGAGGGCGTAGATGCGGAAAGTGGACTAAAGCATTTATGGCATTTAGCTTGTAATGTAGCCTTCTTATGTGAGATGGAAAGGGAGGAGGATATGAGTGGCCAGATGCCGAGAGTGCGGAGTAGAAATGGATTTTGTAATGCTGCCAAGCGGAAAGGCAATGCCAGTCAGTGGTGAATACATCATGGTAGACCGGCGGAGTAAGAGGCCCAACAGAACAATAATAACGGATGAAGGGGAGACGGTGAGGGGCAGGGAGATAGCAAGGGGGCATCATCTTAAAGACCATAAACCGGACGAGTATTTTGTAGCAGGCCGGGAGAGCCATTTTGTGAATTGTCCGGGGGCGAGTAGGTTTCGCAGAAAATGAATAGAATGATACGGCAAAAGGTAATGGAACGGTCAGGCGGAAGGTGTGAATTATGCGGAGCTGTGGCAGGCGAACTTCATCATATTATCAGTGGCAGGGGCAAGAGAAAACAGTATGAACGGGTGGAGACGTGCATAATGCTGTGTCGCCGTTGCCATAACCATAACAAGATAGAAAATATGATAACTCTAAAGATGCGGTTACAGTCATATTATTTCAGACAGGGATATAACGAGGAACAAGTCCGTGTACTCATGGGCGGCAAGTTGTACTTACAGAATGACGAGGTAGCCAAAGGGTTAAGATGCCCGTGGCTGGAAAGGGGGATAGGCAAATGACTAGGAAAAGGATTAATAGTAAGCTAAAAGGTGCAAAGGGGGAGCGTGAATGGGCTAGATTATGTCGAGAAGAAGGTTTTACAAATACCCGAAGGGGCCAGCAGTATAACGGGATAGAAGGGGAAGATGTCGTCGGCCTTCCGGGGATACATCAGGAGGTGAAGCGAGTTGAGGCCCTTCGGTTATATGATGCTATAGCCCAGGCTAAGGCCGAAGCTCGTGGCAAAATACCGATTGTGGCCCACCGGCGGAACAATTGCGAATGGGTTGTCATTATGACAGCCAAGGATTGGTTCAAGCTATACCGTGAATACTATAGCAGCATGGTATTGAAAGAAAGGGGTGAGATGCATGGATAAGATTACTTTTACAGCAAGTTTACCACCGATACAATCTGCCATTAGTGTGTCTGGGCAGGGGGACGGGGCACGAATTAAACTAGATATTCCTCAGTCGGAATTGCCAGCAATCATAAGCTTGCAACTGTTAGCAGGACAGGCGTTTAAGGTAACTATTGAGCCAGATGAGGAATAAGGTAGGTGTTGACATTGAAAATCAACAGAGCGATATTCAGATATATAGAGCATGAATTGTACAATTACGATGAAACGATAAAAGAGATACAGGAGATAAGGAATAACATAATAGAGCAATCACCATATAAAGAAACAGTGCCGGGGTCTGGTTATATATCAGACCCCACGGCCAGAAAAGCGATTGAACTTATCACCAGTACAGCTATCGCTAGGATGGAACGCACTATCAGGGCTATAGATAGGGCTTTGGAGTTATTGCCGGAAGAACATAATCAGTTATTCCAGCTTAAATATCGGCAGAAGTGGACTATGAAACAAATATGTGATGAGATACCAACGAGTGAGAGGACATATTTTAGATGGCGCAGGGAGATAGTTGAAATGGTGGCTAAAGAGATGGGGTTTGTGAATGTAGTTTGATAATAATAATGTGGAAGGTTCCACAAGAAAGAAGCGGAGGAAGAACAATGATAGAAAAAATATACAAAAACAAGTGCATGGTAACTTGTGACAATTGCGGAACAGGGCAAGAGTGCGACAGCTGGGCAGATGCGATGGAGTTTATGCGAGAAGAAGGCTGGAGAAAGAAACTGGTAGACGGGGAGTGGGAACATTACTGTCCGGAGTGTCAGGAGTGCCAGGAGGGATAGCCTATGGAGGAAACCGGAGTATATATTCTTCACGAAAAAGAGCGAAACCTCATCAAATTCATACGGGGATTACAATTCGGCGAAGTAACAATAAAAGTGCAGGATGGCCTGCGGTGCGGGGCAGGCACTTTTTACACAGTATGCAATTAATGCGAAGGAAGTGTATAAAATGTTACTGTTACCAGGTAAGGTAGTGTGATTTATGTAAAAGAAAGGGGATTGCAATGTTTGAATTAGTTGAACTAAAAACAGGTAGAACCATAGAACGATATGATTATGATTTTGATGAATTTATAAAAACAAAATATGGTGGCTTCTTCTCACTAATAATAGATGATGTGTTCACACCTGGGGATGTTAGACCTGAATTTGCTTGGAGGAGAAGCAAAACAACTGAATTAGTGAACATTCCATAGAAAAGAAGAAAAAGAAAAAAGAATCAAAGAAAGTGAGGTTAAATAAGATGCCTAAAGCAATATTAGAGCTTGAAAAAATGCCTAATGCTTGCTATGGTGACGGATGCCCGTTTTTCAAAATAACGGGCATTTGTGATATATTATCAAGCCGGAATAATTATATGCCTGTATTGGTACCGAGTGAAGGCAAGCATCCTGATTGTCCACTTAAAGAGGTTGAGGAGGATGAATGATGAGTGAGATGAACGACATATTCCAAGTAGATTATCTGCCAGATAAGAGAGAAATAAGAATTAATCTTCCTGAAGAGGTTTGGAAAAACATTGATACTGTAATTATGACAAGACTATTTCAAGAAGAATTGGTTGTTGAGAAACAAAAAGAAATCGAGGTTGAGGAAGAATGAAAGGAGAAAAAAAGGAAAGCGATGTCGAATAATTTGGCAGAAAGTTGGCAGAAATGAGAGCACTTTCTGATGTATAATGGTATCATAGAAGAATATCGCAAAACAAAGCCGCCTTCGGGCGGTATTTGTGTTTAGAGGCCAGGGGCGGGGGCCGTATATAAAATTATTTATGAAAGTGTAAGGAGAGTAAAAATGGCGATATTAATTATTTACTTTATAATTATGATGGTAGTTACGGTATTATTTACGAAAAAGAGCGAGACGGTAGAAGATTTATTAGTTGGTGATAGAAATATTCCATTAATACCTAGTGCTTTGTCTATTGCAGCGACTTGGATATGGGCACCGGCATTACTGGTTGCCGCTGAAAAGTCTTATACTTGGGGAATATCCGGTTTGTTTTGGTTTTTAGTCCCAAATGCATTATGTTTGATGATATTCTCACCATACGCAGAGAAGATAAGACATAAAATGCCTTACGGTTATACATTATCAGGCTATATGAAATCAATATACGGTGATAGAGTCGAAAAACTTTATCTAACGCAATTATTAATAATTACTATATTATCGACTATTGTTCAATTATTGGCAGGCGGACTATTAGTTTCGTCTATAGCCGGAGTGTCTTTTACGGTGACGACTATTGCATTAAGTGTAATTGCTTTTAGTTATAGCCAATTTTCAGGGATAAAAGCTAGTGTCATTACAGACGCATTACAGATGATTATAATGCTAGTTGTTTGTTTGGTATTAACGCCTATGAGTATCAAGGTGGGCGGAGGTTTAAATTCCGTTAAAATAGGAATGAATGGTATTACTGGAGAGTACGGGAACTTATTTAGCCTAAAAGGCAAAGAGGTCTTTTTAGCCTTTGGATTGTCAACGTCAATTGGTTTAATAAGTGGCCCTTTCGGAGACCAATCATTTTGGCAGAGAGCATTCTCTACTAAAAAATCAGAGGTTAAAAAATCGTTCATACTTGGAGCGATATTTTTTGCCATTGTTCCTTTGTCAATGGGCATTATAGGTTTTGTATCTGCCGGAGTAGGAATGCAAGCTATGAACGTTGGAATGGTAAACGTGGAATTTATCCAAAATTATTTACCAAGTATAATGTTTTATCCTTTTGTATTCATGATTATTTCAGGTTTAATGTCTACTGTCGATAGTAATTTATGTTCGATAACTTCATTAATAAATGATATAAAAAGTGGATATAGCCTAAGCGACAGTAAATGGACTATGGTTATATTGCTAATCGTTAGTGTATTAGGTGCAAATATTCCTGGATTGACAGTAACCAAACTATTTATGATATATGGAACAGTTAGAGCATCAACACTTTTCACAACAATATTGACTTTAAATAACGTTGAGCTAAACTCAAGTGGTGTGGCTATGGGAATAATAGCTTCTCTAGTTATAGGCTTGCCAATCTTCGTATATGGTACTTTAAACGAAGTTAGTAGTTTAATAGTACTTGGAAGTTTAGCAACCGCCCTAATATCAGGAACAGTTGCTTTAATATATACAAAATTGAGGGAAGGAAATTATGCTAGGAAGAAAGAAATCGATAAAAAACAGTGATTGGAAAAATATGCACGAGAACGCAAGCGAAATCATAAGTAAAGCCCATATAGAAGAATTAGAAGCAAAGACCATTAAAGACATAGTCGAAAAAACACAAGGGAAAAAGAGTGCTTATGCTTGGAGTGGCGGAAAAGATAGTATTGTTTTAGGTGAAATCTGCAAAAAAGCAGGCATAAAAGCTTCAATGTTGGCTATTTGCAACCTAGAATACCCAGAATTTATCAACTGGATTAAAAAGAACAAGCCTGAAGGGTTAGAAATCATAAATACAGGTCAAGATATTGTTTGGTTGAGCCAAAACTTGCATATGCTATTTCCAGAGGATTCGAGAATACATGCTAATTGGTACAAAATAGTACAACATAAGGCACAAAGGCAATATTACAAGGATAAAGGATTAGACATAATCATACTAGGAAGAAGGAAAAAAGACGGTAATTATGTAGGCAAAGGTGACAATATTTATACGTCTAATGGAGTTACAAGGTATAGTCCATTAAGTGAATGGAGCCACGAAGAAATATCAGCATATATTCACTATAACAACCTTAAAATACCACCTATTTATGAATGGGAAAACGGATTTGTTCAAGGAACTCACCCATGGCCTGCAAGAAATCGTAATGGCTCCATAATGGAGACTTGGTATGAAGTGTATCAAATAGACAAGAGTATTGTGGAAAATGCTTCAAACTATATAGAGAGTGCAAAACAATTTATAGAGGGTTACAGATTAAGACTACAACAGTATTAAGGGAGAGAGAATAATGGATATTAAAATAATGGATATTAACGCATTGAGGCCAGCAGAGAAGAATGTCAGGATTCATAATGAGAAACAAATAAACGAGATGAAAAGGAGTATCGAGGCTTTTGGACAAATTAGACCAATAGTAACCGATGAAAATGGAGTTATAATTGTTGGACATGGACTATGGGAGACATTGAAGCTTATGGGAGAAACTCACGCCAAAGTATTAATGCTAGAGGGGTTATCTGAAACCGAGAAGAAGAAACTTATGTTAGCGGATAATAAAATATACGAATTAGGGAATACCGACTTTGACGCTATATTAGAAATATTAGAGGAAATCAATCTAGAGGGAGACAGTTTAGATATTCCTGGCTATGATGTGGAAGTATTAGAGTCACTATTAGCAGATACAGATGATATAGATTCAGAATTAAAGAAATATGGAGATATATCAGATGAAAAAAGAGACAAATTAAATAAAGAACGCGAAGAATTGAAAGCAACAGTTGTTCAACCTGAGGAAAGAGAGATAGTTTTAAATAATGATATTATAAAGGTGGAGCAAGAAAAAGAAACAGAAAGACCAAAACCGTATGTGGAATGCCCGAAGTGCGGTGAGAAAATATGGCTATAAAAGAACTAGATGGCAATATGAATGTATTAGAAGCGGCGAGGATAAGAATAATTAATGCTTTCGATACAGGATTAGATATAAAATTTTCTATATCAGGCGGTAAAGATAGTATATGCCTAGCAGACATAATATTTGAACTTATACAAGAGGGGAGAATTAATCCAAAGCAATTAACAGTACAATTTATAGACGAAGAAGCTATTTATAGACGAAGAAGCTATATTCGATGAGGTAGAACGAGTGGTAATGGATTGGAGACGCAAGTTTATGTTAGTAGGTGCTAAATTCGAGTGGTATTGCATCCAAGTTAGACATTTCAACTGTTTAAACTCTTTAAGTGAAGATGAATCGTTTATTACTTGGGATGAATATGAGAAAGAGAATTGGGTTCGACCAATGCCAAGTTTTGCGATTAAGACACACCCAATGTTAAAAGAGCGCAAAGACACATACCAAGATTTTTTACCGAGAATAAACAAGGGTGCGATTCAATTAATAGGTATCCGTGCTGCCGAAAGTGCAATGAGGCGTCGCAATATAGCAGAGATAACCGTCAACAAGAAAAATGACGGTGGACTTAATAGTAAAAATTCAATTTTCCCTATATACGATTGGACAGACGATGATGTTTGGTATCATATCAAGAGCAGGAAGTTAGACTTTCCTGAAACATATATGGACTTATGGAGAATAGGAGAGGGCCGACGCGGCATGAGGATATCTCAATTCTTTTCAATAGATACAGCAAAAGTGCTTGCTAGACTAAACGAGCATCAACCAGACTTAATGGAAAGAGTTATAAAAAGAGAACCTAATGCTTACTTAGTTAGTTTGTATTGGGAAAGTGAAATGTTTAGACGCGGCAGGAAGAACAGAACTAAAGAGCAAGAAGAAAAAATGGATTACAAAAAAGAAGTGTTAAAACAATTAAGAGATATACCAAGTAACTTTGAGGAGGGAGTTAAGCGGGAGACGGCAAGGACAATGAGAAATATCTTACTCAAGGTATCACATATGATGTCTGAAAAGCACTACAAACTAGCTTATCAGATACTCCAAGCCGGAGACCCGAAGAGAAGAGCAATAAGAGGTTTCTTAACACACGTGACTTCTGACTATGCACAAGAGAGTAAGAAGGCGAGGAAAAAATAATGGAAGACTTATTAAGTCCGATATTAAATGTTCGTATAGTAGATAGAAACTTACTAAAACCCAATGACTATAACCCAAATGTTGTTAACGAGAGGAACCTAGAACTACTTGTTCAATCTATACTAGCCAATGGGTGGACAATGCCTATTGTAGTAAGACCTGATTATACGATTATAGATGGATTCCATAGGTGGACAGTATCAGGAAGAGAACCTTTGCTATCAAAGTTAGGCGGGAAAGTACCAATAGTTATAGTCAAACATAAGGATGAGGCAGGAAATATATATGGAACGATAACCCATAACAGAGCAAGAGGAACACATTTACTAGGACCGATGAAGAATATAATAGCAAGACTACTCAAACAAGACAAAACTATTAAAGAGATAAGCAAACAATTGGGCATGAGTTATGAGGAAGTATTTAGATTATCAGATTTTTCAAGGGAAGAGTTTTTGGAAATATTAGCAAGAACCGATGGATATTCAAAAGCAAAGTATATCATCAAATATTAGCCTATCCAGACGGTGAAGCGTGGTGATTAAAATGGCGAGACCTAGCAAGTTAACGCCTGAAGTTACAAAGAGATTAACAGAGGCAATCAGAGCCGGCAATTACTATGAAGCGGCATGTGCCTATGCAGGAATTCATTATTCAACCTTCCGAAAATGGATGCAGAAAGGTGAAGCTGCAAAAAGCGGCAAGTTTAGAGAGTTTTTCGAGGCTGTAACGCGTGCGGAATATGAAGCGGAAGTTAGAATGGTTGCACAATGGCAAAAGCACATGCCGGGAGATTATCGAGCAATTAGAGACTTCCTTGAGCGCAGATACCCTGAGCGTTGGGGCAAGCGTATTGACGTGAAACAGGACATCAAGCAGGAGGTGCAAGGGCAGGTGACACAAAGGCATGAGTACGACATTGCACAACGAATTGAGCAATACGCAGACGTCTACCGACAGCTTGCACGACGAGGCGTATTATGCGGCAGTGATGAGGGCGACGATACTGGAGAACCCTTGGATACCACATGATCCAACACCAAAGCAGGCGGAATTCCTTCTTATGCCGGACTTAGAAATTCTTTATGGCGGGGCCGCCGGCGGCGGTAAATCTGACGCTTTGTTAATGGCTGCGTTGCAATACGTTGAAGTGCCCGGATATGCAGCTATCCTGTTTAGGCGCACATATGCAGACCTATCACTACCAGGTGCGCTTATGGACAGGGCGCATGAGTGGCTGCAAGGAACAGCAGCGCATTGGAGCGAGAGAAACAAAACCTGGACGTTTCCCTCCGGGGCCACTTTGAGTTTTGGGTATTTGGAAAGCGAAAACGATA